TATAGCTATAGAGCCATCATAATGCTTATTAATTCTGAACATACTCTTATAGATAAGATTCAAAATATAAAAGAGATTGATGGCACTAAAGAACATCCATTGTTCGGTACAAGTCAGGGTGGAGTAACTTTCTCTATGATGCTTAAAGGTATGCAAACACTTGTAGAGATTGTGTTAAATAAGGGAGATAGATTTGATATTAACACTATGACAGAGCTAGGAAGTGCAACTGTTATAGATGAAACTGTTGAAACTCTTTATAATTTTTTACATATTTTTTATACAAACTTAAAAGATGATGAGGATAAACTTCTTAAAGAGGCTTTAGATCCTAATAATTATAGGAAAGCTGCTAAAAAAATGCACTACAGGGAAAAATTTGGAGATGATATATCAAAAGATTGAGTATAAGAAGCATCAAAAAGTTAAGTTTGTTATTCCTACTGATTTAAGGATTATAGATCCACAGACAAAAAAGATACTTTGGAAATATGGCACAATCCAATTATTTGCTAATAATAAAATTTCTGCATGGGTACTAGAAAACAACACCAAAGAGCCAATTAGAATTTCATTATTCTGTATATTGCCTGTACATTAATATTATATGAAAGCAACAGTAAATTTAAGTCAAATATTACAGGGTGGTTTAGCTGCTCTAGTTGGATGGTTATTTAAAACAGTTAATGATCTACAACAAGAAGTAACAGCTCTGCAAGTACAAATTATTAATTCAGATAACAAGTTGTCAGATGTTTTAAACATCATTCAAAATATTGATTCTGAGATTACAGAAATAATCTGGAAAATTGGTGGATAGTATAGATAAGGATTTCATATTAGATGATAATATGTTTTCAGATAATCCAGTCTTTGTAGATATATCACAAGAATTTGAGGATGATTGTGGAGATGCTTGTAAAATATGATTAATAAAATAAAAGATAATCTAGCAATAGTAGTTACTGCTATAACTCTTATGGGATCTATTGGAGCAGGTGTTCAAAGCTTGGGAGCTGTATTAAATACACTTACAAACATAGATGACAGAATGAACACTATAGAATATGATTTCCAAACTCTTAAAGAATCTACAATGGTTTCTAATGATATTGCAATACTATATGAAAAGATATACCAACTAGAGCAAGTTGCTTATGATGCAGAGTATTTAGATACAGAACTTACAACACTTAGAGCTAACTACCAGAACTTAGAGTCAGAAGTAAGAGATCTGGAATGGAAACTAGAGGATTTTCAGGCTAGATATATTTCTGAGTTAAATAATCCTCCTCAAGATTCACAAGCTTATGAGCTAATGAAGTGGGAATGGCAAGATCTACTTAAAAAAATAACAACTTTAGAGAATAATCAGCTTGAATCATGGGAATGGGATAACCTTAAAGATAGAATTACTTATCTTGAAGCTTATATGCACAATCATTAGTCTATAATAATTTTATGGATTATATAGATGATATGTCTTTAGCTTTACCTAATCAGCAGCAAGTAGGAGAATCTAATGTTGATTTTAAGAGATTTCAATATTATTTGGCTTTAGGTGCAGGTAGATCTCTATCAAAAGTTTCAGAAAACTTCAGTTTGACAGAGAGGAGAATATATCAAATATCCTCTAAGAATCAATGGCAGGATAGAGTTAAAGCTATTAATAAAATGCTTAATGAGCAGATAATTGGGGAAGTTTTTGCACAAGTGGGAGAAACTGCAAGAGATTTAGCTCAAGAGCTTAAGCCTGTAATATTTAGAATTATTAATGAAATAAATGAAAGAGATTTAGCTTCACTTAATCCTACAGAATTAAAGGGGTTATTAGATATTTGTTATAAGATGATTAGCCAGATTTATGGATTAGGTACTCCACAAGTAACAGTTAATCACATAGAACAACCACAGATTAAATTTAAGTGGGATTGGGAGCAGGATGATGAGCCAGATTATTGAGGCTACTCCACCTGATCTACACTCTGGACAATTAGAAGTAATAAAAGCACTAGATGAGAATAGATTTATTATTGCTGTATGTGGCAGGAGATGGGGTAAAACTACACTATCTCTAGTTGCAGCAGTAGATCAAGCTCTAAAAGGTTTAAAAGTTTGGATTATCTTTCCTGTATATCCACAGGCTTTAGAGTCTTGGCTTAATCTAAAGAGCTTAGTTAGACAGTTACCAGAGGACTATGCAGAAACAAGAGAAGTAGAGAAAAGAATTGTATTAGCTAATGGAGGATCTATACAGATAAAATCAGCTAATAAGCCAGAAACTCTTAGAGGTGCAGGTGGTATATCTTTAATAATCTTTGATGAGGTAGCTTATCAAGATAGAGAAACATGGGACACAGTTAGACCAATACTTAGTGATAGTTTAGGAAAAGCTTTGTTTATATCTACACCTAATGGGATGAATTGGTTTTATGAGTTATTTGATAATGCTAAGAGGAGAGCTGATTGGAAAGTTTTTCATTATCCAACAGAGCAATCCCCTAGAATTAATAAAGATGAGTTAGCACAAGCCAGAGAGGAGTTAGGCTCTATGGTGTATGCACAAGAATTCTTAGCAGAATTTACTCAAGTAGGACACATGTTTAAAAGAGAATGGTTTAAGTATTATGAAACTATTGCAGGAGATGATCCTGAATATGTTTTAGGAGATGAAGTAGTAAAGCATTCAGAACTATCTATCTTTGGAACTATGGACACAGCATTAAGCATTAAAGAAACTGCTGATTATTCTGTAATAATGACAGTAGGAACAACTCCTAGTGGTAAGCTTTTAGTTATGGATGTATTCAGAGCCAGACTAGAAGCTCCAGAGTTACTCCCACAGATAGAAGCAAAGATTGATGAATACAATATGTCTTGGTTGGGAGTGGAGGATTCTAGTTTTGGGCTTGGTATTATTCAGATGGCTAGGAGGCAGGGTTTGCCCATAAGGAACTTAAAAGCAGATAAAAGTAAAACTGCTAGAGCTGTTCCAGCAGCAGCAGGAGTAGAAAATGGCTCAATATGGTTTTTGAAAAATGCTAAATGGCTTGTAGAATTTGAAAGAGAATTAACTAGCTTTCCATCCTCTGGATCTCATGATGATCAGGTGGATGCCTTAGCTTATGCAGCTAGGTTTGGAATAGTTAGAAAAACAAATTGGAGTGTTACTTAATTGGGAATAAGAGATAATATTAGAGGCTTCTTTGCTCAGGAAGTACAAACAGAAAAGAAATCTGGGCAGTATCCTACATCACAAGTAGTCTTTCCATTTAATACTGATGCAGGATATTTTAGTGGAGTTAATCAGATGAGCCCAGAGGGTAACTCAGCTGCTCTTGCTTGTTTAAATGTACTTGGTACAGCTTTTAGTGAGCCACCATTAAAAGTATATTTAAAGAATCAAGAGGGTATGGAGTATATATCTAACCATCCTGCTGAACTGTTATTACAAAATCCTAATCCAAATATGACTGCATCACTACTAAATAATTATATTGTTACTTCTGTTGCTGTTTATGGAGATGCTTTTATCTTAAAACTTAGAAATGATGCAGGAGCTGTAGTTCAATTAATACCACTACTTCCAGAGATGGTAGAAGTTAAGGGGAACACAGAACAATTAATAACTAAGTATGAATATAAGCAGAAGGGCAACACTATGAGCATTTTGCCAGAGGATATGATACACCTTAGAGAGAGAATAGATCCTAGAAATCATAGGAGAGGACTTGCTCCTCTGAGATCAGTTATGGTTGAGGTTTTAGGAGATGCAGCAGCTTCACAGATGGGAGCAGCATTAGTAAAAAATACAGGTGTTCCTAGTGTTGTTATATCTCCTAAGAATGATTTATCTATGACAAGTGATGAAGCTGAGAACATAGCTGAAGTATTTGGCAGGAGATTTGGAGGAGAGAATAGAGGCAGACCATTAGTGATATCTGGAGGAGAGGTTGATATAAAAACTCTTTCCTTTAGTCCTAAAGATTTAGAGATTGGCAAACTTAGATATATTAATGAGGAGAGAATATCTGCTGTGCTAGGTGTTCCTGCAATATTAGCAGGACTTGGCTCTGGACTAGAGAGAGCAACATACTCTAATGTTAGAGAACTTAGAGAGTTCTTTACAGAGCAAAAACTAATTCCAATGTGGAATCACTTTGCCAATGAATTTACCAAACAATTATTACTACAAGACTTTGAGGACAATACAGATTACTGCTTCAAGTATGATCTTTCTAATGTAAGAGCTTTATCTCAAGATGAGGATGCAACTATGCAGAGAGTAGTAACAGGATTTAATGCAGGGTTTGTAACAGTTAATGAAGCAAGACAAGCTAATCAGTTACCTGCACTAGACAATGGAGATTACTTTGTAAGAAATATGACTATTGCAGAAGTTCCTGTAGATGGAACAGATGTAACAATGTATCACAATGGAGATACAGAATATGCTTCTGATGAAACTGTTGAGGAAAAAGCTGAGGAAGTAGAAACAAAAGTAGATAAAGTTCCTAGTTATATACAAAAGAATGCACAAAGAGGATTAGATCTCTTAGAGTTTGCAGGTAGTGGCTTAACAGATAAAACAAAAAGAGAAGCCAGAGAGATGGCTAGTGGAAAGATTAGTGATAACAAAGTTGTAAGAATGTCAGCTTGGTTTGCTAGGCATGAGGGAGATTTAGATTCAGAAGCTGCTAATGATTATTTAGATGGAAAAAATTTAGAGCCAACAGCAGGGCAGGTAGCTTGGTTGTTATGGGGTGGAGATATTTCTAAGAGTAATAAGATGAGAGCTGCTAATTGGGCAACTAAAGAAGCAGATAAGGTAAAAGAAAATAAAAGTTTTAATTATCCATTGTATGGATGGCAAGAGCCAACAGTCAAGATATTAGGACTTCCTACTGTTAAACATTACAGAACAGAGATAGAAAAGAAAGAACTCTGGAAAGCTATAAATGGATTAGAGAATGCTTGGAGTGAGTATATGTCTAATATTTATGCAAAAGAATTAAACAGACAAAGGAGAGGGCTATCTAATGTTGCAAAAGCTAGTCATGATTTATCTGCACTAGAAACTAATGTAGATATATTTTTAAATGGATCTAAGTTTGATAAAGAACTACTACCATTGTTCTATTCTCTTGGGGATGATATGTCTGTGAGAACTTTTGATAATCTCTTTCCTGCACAGGATAACTTTAAAGCAGCAGAGCCAGTTGATTTAGGAGTACAAATTGAGGAGCAACAAGCAATTAGAACTGTTTTTGGAACTCTATCTGGTTTACTACCAGAGGGCAGGACTATAAAGAAAGTTGTAGATAATGGCTTTTATAGAGGGCAAAGAGAAGTTCCTGCTGAAGTTAGATCTCTTTTTCAAGATTCACAAGCAGCCAACTTTGTGCAAGATAATGCTAAGAAAGTTATGAATGACCTAAATGCAACTACAAAGAAAAGAATTACTACACAGATAACAAAGACAATAAAAGAGTTTGAGGAGCTTGGAATAGTTAATCCTGTTGCAAAAACACCAGATGGAGATAAGTTTTTTAATCAATTAGCAAATAGAATTAATACAGTACTAGGAGGACAGAACTTAGGTAGAGCTAAGAATATAGCTAGAACAGAAGTAGGTAAAGTTAGTTCTTGGAGTCAGCAAAGAGCTGCTAAAGCTACTGGCAAGACTTTAGAAAAAGAGTGGGTATCTAGGAGAGATGGAGTTGTCAGAGAAGCACATTTTGAGCTAGACAATCAAAGAGTTCCTCTGAATAGTTTTTATCTGTATAATGGTATTAAGTTGGATGCTCCTAGAGATCCTAATGCTCCAATTAGTTTGATAGCTAATTGCAGATGCACAGAAGCTTATATTGAGGTAATAGATGAATGAAATAGATAGACCAGAGAACTTATCCTACAAGAATGCTCCTATTGAGCTTAAAGAGGATGGAGATACAAGATATATAGAGGCAGTTTTTTCATTATTTGACACTATAGATAGTGATAATGATGTAACTAAAGCTAATGCTCTTAGATCAGGATATACAGGCAATAAAGTGCCTTTAGTATGGAATCATGATTGGAGTAAAGTTATTGGCAGAGGTGTTATAGAAACAGATAATCAAAAAGCTGTGTTTAAGGGATATTTTTTAAATACTGAAGCAGGTAAAGAAGCCTATGAAACTGTAAAGGCTATGCAGGACATGCAACAATTTAGTTATGGGTTTCAAGTAATGAAATCAGAAAAAGCTTCTCATATAGATTCTAAAGGAGAGGAAGTTCCTGTAAGAGTGCTTCAAGATGTAAAAGTCTGGGAAGTATCTCCTGTTTTAGTTGGAGCTCAGCAGAATAGCTTTGTTCAAGCTCTTAAATCAGGCTTAGAGCCTTATGATGATCCAGATGAGGAAGTAGATGACACAGATACAGAGTTTGAGGAAGTACAAGAATCTGATGAGAAATATAAAAAATGTACTTATGGAAAAGATGGCAAATGTGCCAAAGAAAAAGATTTAGAGATTTCAAGTGAAACTGATACAGGTATCAGTAAATCATCCCAACAGGGTATGAGGCTTGGAGAACATGCTATAGCTTCTCTTGAGGAGTTAAAGGCATTCACAGAGAGGATTGAGGATCTTGCTTCCTTAAAAAACTCTGAAAAAAAGACACTTAGCCAGAAATCTACAGAGATGGTAACTACATACATAGCAGGACTGAATGCAATTTATTCAAAGTTGGATGATGTCTTAGCTGAGTTTGGTTATGATCCTGTTAAAGATAATGAGCTATTCATTGATGTTCAAAAGAACATTATGAAAAATAACTGAAATAGGAGAAAATAATGGCAACATTAAAAGAGATGAGAGCTGAAAAAGCTCTTAAATCAGAGGAACTTGCTAGGATTTTTGATTCTGTTAAGGATATGTCTGAACTTTCATCAGATCAAAAAGAAACAATTAAAAGTAGAAATGATGAATTAGCTTCTTTAGGAGATAAGATTACTGAATTACAGGATCTTGAATCTGTTAAGAATGCTAACAATGATGATATGGAAGCTTCTAAAAAAGTTTCTGGAATGCCTGTTTATGGAGAGCCAGAAGTTGAAGCTCCAAAATCACTTGGACAACAATTCTTAGAATCAAAGGCTTACAATTCCTTTGTTGATCATGGTATAAAGAATGTGCCTTTTGAGGCAAAAACTACTATGACTACTTCTGTTTGGACTAGAGATACTGTTTATAGTCAGGTTATACCTGCTATAGAGCCTGATCCTAATCCTGCATTAGACTTAGTAGATTCTATTAATACTGATCAAACAACCTATTACTTTTTGCAAGAATCAGCAACAAATAATGCTGCAGAAAAAGCAGAAGCTGCTGCAGCTCCAGAGGATGCTTTTACTTATAGTGCTGTTACAGCACCTGTAAGAAAATTCATCACAACTTTGCCTATAACAGCAGAGTTACTTGAAGATCAAGCAGGAGCTAGAGCTTACTTTGATGGCAGACTTGCAAACCATGTAATGCAAAGATTAGAAAAACAATTCCTAGTTGGTGGTGGTGTAGCTCCAGATATTAAAGGACTTACACAACAAACAGGAATAAATACTATCACTTACACAGCAGGAGCTTATCCTGCCAATGCAGGTGGTAAATTAAGAACAATCCTACAGGGTATTAAAGATATTGAAACTAATGGAAAATTAGCTCCAGATGCTATCTTGATGAGCCCAGCTGCTTATGAAGCACTTGCTGGACAAGTTGATGGCAACAATAACTTTATGCTTGGAGTATCTGCTCAAGCAGGTAGCCCAACTATCTGGGGATTGCCTGTTGTGAAATCATCACAAATTGGTGGAGCTGTATCTACTACTATTGATGTAGTTGTAGGTAAGTTTGGTGGATCTTTAGCTGCTAACCATGTATTCAGAAGAGGAATGGAATTACAAATTTCAGACTCAGCTGCTGATGGGGACTTTGGCAAAGATATTCTTACTGTTAAAGCATCTTTAAGATATGCTTTAGCTGTGTATAAGCCACAAGCTTTCACAAGAATTAATGATATTGAATAATAGCTAATTAATATGGAAAATAAACAGAGTCAGTCTTTTGTTATGACTAATGAAGTGATTGGCTCTGCTTTCCATGAGGAGAATAAAAATATGAAGTTTATAGAAAAAGAATCAGATTTTGTTTGGCAAGATAGTGCCACAGGCAAATTTGGTAAAGGTAAAAACTGCCCATTCCAAAGTGGAGTTCTTATAGCAAGTATGGGAGATCCTGTACCTGATGTTAAGATTGCTCCTAAAAAAGCACCTGCACCTAAAACAAAAGCTGTAAAGCCATCAGAGAATAAATAACTTATGTGGTTTGATGATCCTTTATTGGATGATCTTGATGAGGAGTTAAATGAGCCATCAATATGTAGATAAGAACACTTTAAAAACTTGGTTGGGCTTATCTGGTACAGGACAAGATAATAACTTAGATGTTGCACTTGATGCTGCTTCTGCTGCTATTGATGCCTATACAGGCAGACAATTTACAATCTCAGGCTCAGTAGAAACTAGATTATATGATTGTGAATTTATGGATTATGCAGATGTTGATGATATTGCTACAACAACAGGGCTTATAGTTAAAACATTAAATGCTGATAGTTCTGTTAATGAAACATTAACTCTTAACACTGATTATTATTTAGCTCCTTATAATGCAGATAAAGTAGATCCCATATTGCCATTTACAAAAATAATTATGGCTTTAGAGAAATCAGGTAAGGTTTTACCTACAGAACACAGGCAGGGATTATCAATTACAGCAAAGTTTGGTAGCCCAATACAAGAGGGCTCTAATCCTGTTCCTGCTGCTGTTACACAAGCAACTCTAATTCAAGCCTCAAGATTCTTTCAGAGAAAAAATAGCCCAATGGGTTTTTCTGGTAATCCAGAAACAGGACAACCTGCTGTGGTATTTTTATCAGAACTTGATCCAGATGTTAAGAATTTAGTTAAATCATTTAAGAAAACAACAATTACTCTTGCATCAGGCAGACCTTATGTTGGACTTACTGCAATCAATACCAATAGACAGTATGACAGATGAAACTTACTCTAAATGGAGCTTTGGACTTATCTAGATCTATAAATTCACAGACAATCTGGAATAAAAGAAGTACAGATTATTTTAATGAACTAGCAAAGGAACTTAAACAAGATTCCTTAAATGCACTATCCAATAATCCATCTCCTAGATCTCAAGCAGGTAGAGGTAATAAAAACACAGGAGCAACTAGGAGAAGTGTATTCACAGCTAAGTTAGGCAATACAAACAGGCTTAGGATGTCAGAGGGCTTTAAATTAGCTACTGATAAACAATATGCACCTTTTATACATGGAAAGCCAATATATAGAGGATTTAGCCCAGTTAAGAAAACTAGACCATTTTTTCCACCTTATCAAGAGGGATCTAGTCTTGCTAAGTGGGCTAAGAGAGGACAACCTAAAATGAATCCTTTTCTTGTAGCTAGAGCAATATCTAAAAGAGGTTTAAAGATGAAGCCATTTATTGGTGGTGTAGTCTATGAGAAGCAGAAAGAGATTAAGGACAGAGGGCAAGAGATGTTAGAATTGATTGCAAGAGATATAGCTAGGAGTGTTAGATAATGGCAGCTTTGACAAGTATTAGAGATGGACTAAAAACAAGATTAGAAACTATTTCTGGACTAACTGCAAGTGAGTTTGTGCCAGATTATATAGTTCCTCCTATAGCTTTAGTAGCTCCATTAAATACACTTAACTATGATTCAACAATGGCTAGAGGTGCAGATACTTATGAAATTCCTATTGTTGTGTATATATCAAGAATTGATGCTCAGACTTCACAAGATGAGGTAGATGCTTTTTTAGCCTCAACAGGCTCAACATCTATTAAAGCTGCTATTGAGGGAGATCCAACTTTGGGAGGTGCAGCTATGTCTGTTAGAGTAATAAGTGCAACTGATTATGGAGAGTATGAAGTAACACAGGGAACTAGCTTTCTTGGTGTAACATTCAATATAGAGGTAATAGCATGAAAATTAAAATATTATTAGGAAGTGATTTCCTACTTGATAAAAAAGAAGTAAGAGCAGAAGCAGGAGAAATTTTGGACTTGCCTGATAAAATAGCTAAAGCATTGATTAAGAATAATGCAGCACAAAAAGTTGATAGTAAAATGAAAAGAGCTAGAACTAATGATGGTAAATTTGTTAAAGATGATCCATCAACAGTAGAAAATGAAGCTTGGATAGAGGAGAAATAAATGCCTAGTTTTTCACATGGTAAAGATGCAGTAGTAATTTTAGATAATACTAACCTTTCAAATACATTAACAGATGCAGCTTTATCACTTACAGCTGATGTAGCTGAAACAAGCACTTTTTCATCATCATCAAAATCTTTTGTAAGTGGCTTAAAGGATGGCACAGCTACCTTATCTGGTTATTTTACAACTTCATCTCCAGATGCCAATGCAGAGTATTTAGCTCAACTTGGTGGATCTGGTGCAGCATTCTCTATAGCACCTATTGGATATACAAGAGGGGATGCTGTATCTTTTGGAACTACTATTGCAACATCTTATGATAGATCAGCAGATGTTGGAGGAATAGTTTCAGTAGCAATAGCATTCCAATTTGATGGAGATGCTTTTAATGGTAAAAGTATGGTAGCTCCAGCAGCTTTTACATCAACATCAACTCAAACATCAGTAGATTTTGGAGCAGCAGGAACTAATGGAGGAGGAGCAGTTTTACATGTTACAGCAGCAAGTGGAACTAGCCCAACATTAGATGCTAAGATTCAAACAAGTTCTGATAACAGTTCCTTTTCTGATTATATTACATTTACTCAGGCAACAGGAATGACATCAGAATTAAAGACAAGTGCAAGTGCTCCTGCTAGGTATGCTAGAGCTGTTCTAACAATAGGAGGATCAACTCCTAGTTTTACAGTAGCTATAGGATTTGCACAGGGATAAATTAAGGAAATAGAGGAGAGGATAAATGCCAACATTTACACATGGAAAAAGTGCAGCTTTTAAAATAGATGACTCTGGAGGAACATTAAGAGATATTTCTAATGTTTTAACAGATGTTGCTGTTTCAAGAACTGCTGATGTAGCTGAGGTTTCTGCATTTTCTAATAGTTCTAAAGCTTTTGTAGCAGGACTAAAGGATGCAAGTATCACTATATCAGGATCTTTTGATGCAACTGTTGATGGTTATCTCAAAGCTATACTAGGAGTAGAGGGAGATTTTGAGTTCTATCCAATAGGAACTACAGGAGGAAATCCTAAAGCTTCAGGAAAAGCAATAATGACATCTTATGATAGATCACCAGATGTAGGAGGAGCAGTAAGCTTCTCAGCAGCTTTTCAAGTTAGTGGAGATGTAACTGAGGGAACTGCTTAAAATATAACTTAAGTAATTCACAACAGAAAAGAGGTTATCATGAAAAGACTTAGCATGGATGATATATCTAATGCACCATCTTTACCAGAGAAAGAGATTGAAATACCTGAATGGGATGCAACAGTATTAGTTACAGGCTTAACTAAAGCAGATGCAGTAGAGATCAATGAACTATCTGAAAAAGATGGAATTAAAGATGAAGTCTTATTTGAAAAACACCTTTTGCTAAAAGGTTTAAAAGATCCACAGCTTGATGATTTAGAACAGGTTGAGGAGTTTTATAGTAAAGCTACACCATCTATAGTAGATAAAGTTCTTATAGGTATTTATAGGTGTATGGCTTGGACTAAGGAGGATCAGGCTTCTATAGCCTCTGAGTTTCCAGAATAATACAGAGTTGGCTTTTGAATTTAGACTAGCTGCAGACTTAGGCATGACAGTTGATTCCTTAAGAAAATCAATGAGTATGCAAGAATTTGAGTCTTGGAAGTTATACTACATAGATAGAAACAAAAAAGAGCAGAAAGCTATCACAGAAGCTAATGCTAGAGGAAAATTGAGGAGATAATGGCTAGAGCAACTTTGGAGATGTTCCTAAAGCTAACAGGAGCAGATAAAACTTCAAGAGGTTTAGATAAAGTTTCTAATTCAACTAAAGACTTTAATAATTCTGTTACTAAAGGATCTAAACAGAATGCTCAATTTGCTTCTGGTATGTCTGGACTTACTAAAGGAGCTATTGTTGGAGCTTCAGTACTTGCTGGAAAAGCACTTATTGGATTTTCAAAATCAGCATTAGATGCAGCAGTTTCAGCAGAGGAAGCAGGAGCAGCTTTTGATACTACTTTTGGAACAGCAGCAGCAAGAGCAACATTATTTTTAGAGGACTTTGCTAATAAAGCAGGATTAACTGTAGGAGAGGCACAACAACTTCAAGCAACATTAGGTGCAGTTGCACAGGGTATAGGTTTTACACAAGAAGCCTCAGCAGATTTATCAATAGAATTAACAAAGATTGCAGCAGATGTTGCATCCTTTTCTAACATTTCAGCAGGTGCAGAGCCTGTACTTCAAGCATTTAGATCAGCTTTAGTTGGAGAAAGAGAAGCTCTTAAAACTTATGGTATAGCTATTACAGAAGCTGATGTACAAACTAAAGCTTTTGAACAAACAGGAAAAGATAGTGCAGATTCTTTAAATAGACAAGAAAAAGCATTAGCAACTCTTGCTTTAATACAAGAAAAAGCAGCAGTTCAGATTGGGGATCTAGATAGAACAACAGCTTCTTTTGCTAATCAATCAAGAGCTTTAAATGCAGAGCTTAGACAACTCAATGAGGAAATAGGACAAGAGTTAATTCCTGTTGCTACTGAACTACTACCAATATTTAGAGAGTTTGCTTTTGAAATAGCTCCTGCATTAATACAGGGATTTGGTGGATTCTTTAAGCAAGTTTCTGATATTACATTAGGATTTAAACAATTTAAAGAGGAAACATCTCTACTTAGTTTCTTTTTAGTTGGTAACAGAAAAACATTTGAGGAGTGGGCAGATGTTTATAGAGATAATCAAATAGTTCAAGATAGGTATATTGATAAAGCTAATTTATCAGCTGTTCAAACAGCTTTTCTAACTAAACAACAAGAAAAATCAAGACAAGCTGCACTAAAGCAACAAGTTCAATATAAAAAAGTTTCAGACACAATAGATAGATTTTTAAATCCTATATTTGGAGAACAAAATGCTTTGCTTTTAACCAACATTCAATTAGAAACTGATAGAAATAAACTTTTAAAATTAACAAGCTCAGCAAATGATAATGTAGAAAAAGCAGAAAAAGACAGGGCAAAAGCTTTAAAAGATGTTGAGGAATTACAAATTGCTGAAAATATAGCAGATGCAGAGGCAGCAATTAGAAAAGCAGAACTTCAAACTCAAATAGGATTATTATTAGATGCTCAAGCTAATGGAACTGATGTATCATTAGATTTAGCTTTAGCACAATCTGAACTAGCTGAAGCTGAATTTGAATTAGCTAATGATTCAGACAGATTAAAACTAGCACAAGAGTTACTAACTATTGCAGAGGATAATTTAAAAGTTGCCATAAAAAATCAAGAATTAGCAATAAAAAAAAGAAATGATGCTTTAACAGAATCAATAGACCTAACAAATAAAGCTGCTGATGCTAACAAAAAATTTATAGATCAGGGAGCATTGTTATCTGATTTTAGAGCTATTGAAACTGCTGCTGCTACAACACCTGCTCCAATAGATGTTCCAGATGTAGCAACAGATTTTTCAGCAAGATTTGATGGAGGTAAATTTAAGTCTAGTACTATTGATTTAAACTTAAACCTTTCTGATGCCATAGGAGAAATAATACAAGAGCAGAACATTAGAATACAGGAAAGAGGTAATACTTTTGTTCTTGAGGGTTAATAATGTCTGTTGCTTTTGATTCTAATGTTAATTTAACTGTTGAGATTGGCTTTGCTTCTAATCCTTATGACAGCTCCTATAGTTATACAGATGTTTCAGCTTATGTTCTTAAGATAGATATTAAAAGAGGTAGGCAACAAGCTTTATCTGAAATAGGAACAGGCTCTGCAAAAGTAGTATTTAATAATCAGGATAGGAGGTTTGATCCTACAAATACTTCATCTCCTTATTCTCCTAATGTAGTTCCTAATAAGCCAATAAGAATTTCTGCTGTATATGATTCAACAACTTATAGATTATTTGAGGGCTTTATAGAGCAGTTTCCTCAGCAGTTTATTGCTTCTGGTAATCAAAGTATTACAACTGTTACAGCATTAGATGCTCTAGCTTTATTTAAACTTGCTAGGCATACAGACAATGAATCACAAGAATTAAGCTCTGTAAGAGTTACAAATATTCTTAATGATATTGGATGGAGTGCTAGTAAAAGAGATATTGCTACAGGAGTTTTAAATGTTCAAGCTGTTACAGATGATAATGATGCACTTGCAGCTCTAAGACTTACTGCAAAGGGTGAGGGGGGAGAAATCTTTATAGCTAAGGATGGAGATGTTAAATTCAATAACAGGAGAACTCAATTACTTACACAAACTGTTAAAGGTACTTTTGGACTTGGTGGAGGAGAAATACCTTATAATGATGTAGCTCTGAACTTTGATAATGTTTTACTAAGAAATGATTGGAGATTAACAAGAACAGGTGGATCAGAACAAACTGCACAGAATAGCAGTTCAGTTACTAAATATGGATCTAGGGTTGTAAAAAGAACAGGACAACTACAAATAAATGATACTGATGCTCTTTCTGTTGCTAATCAGTTACTTGCTAAATTTGGAGATGTTGGAGAGAGAATTGATTCAATGATTTTTTCTCCTAAATCTAATACAGTTATTTGGACACATGCACTTGGAGCAGAACTATTTGAAAGATACTTAGCAAAAATTCCTTTACCAAATGGAGATACTTTAACAACTACTGTTAATATTCAGAGAATAGCACATAAGATAGATGCTAAGAATAAGACTTGGACTTGGAGTATTAATACAAGTCCTGCAACTGAATTAGGCTTCTGGTTGCTTGGTTTAGCAGGTAACTCAGAACTTCAAGAAACTACTAAACTAGGATTTTAAGGAGTAGAATAGAAATATGGCACAGGGAGCATGGAAAGATTGGTCAGAGGGAGAGCTAGTAACAGAGGCTCTTTTTCAAGATATTCAAGATAGTATAGCTTTTATTTTTGCAAGTGAGTCAGCAGCAAACTCTGCATTAACTAGAAAAGTAGAGGGAACTCAGTTCTTTGACACAGGAGCAGATGCCTTAAAAGTTTGGACAGGATCAGCTTGGGCAGAAGTTGGAACAAGTGGATTAAATTTAGTAGCTAATGGAACATTTTCTACTGTTACAGGTTTTAATGTTGATGGATGTTTCACTTCTGAATATAGAAACTATAAAATAATTGTAGATGGAGTTGGAGATACTTCTAATGTTGAGGAGTTAAGAATACAGATGAGGGCTTCAGGCTCTACTGATACTACAGGCAATACTGATTGGTCTGTGCTTAATATATTTTATATAGGTGGTGCAGGTCATAGTGTGGTTGCAGCATTAGATTCTGCTTATTTTGAAATTGTTGGTGGTTTTATAAATGCAAGTGCTTTTAGTACAGAAATAGAAGTAATTACTCCTCAAGTAAGTGCAAGAACTCAAATGATGTATAAGTTAGCTAGTCATTATAATGATTCTGAATATAATACTGCTACAGGTGGAGGGGTTAAAGATGAAACAACAGCTTTTGATGGATTTAGAATATTTACTGTTGGCTCACAAACTCTTTCAGGAACTTATAAAGTTTATGGATATAGGAATAGCTAATGGCAACACTTAATCAACACAAAGAACAAATTAAATTAGCTTCTCCAGAGGGATCTATATATTTTTATAATAATGGCAAAAAAAAAGCTATAACAGGAGATGATTATGATTTGTGGCTTACTTATTCAGCAGAATCAGCTAAAAATAAAGAGGATAATGAATATAAAGAAAACAGAAAAAAAGAATATCCTGCACTTGAGGATCAATTAGACTATATTTTTCATAATGGATTAGAAGCTTGGAAATCAGATATTATTAAGCCAATAAAAGATAAATTCCCAAAGCCTTAAATTTGTCTTAGGTTTACTCTATCCTAGACTTATAGGAGGTTGAATAATGACTTTATTACAATACTCTGAACAGCAGGGAAAGAAGCCTACAGGGCAATATTCAGCAACTAGATTTATATTAGATGATCCAGATGCAAAGAAAATCTTTCTTGAAGTGGCAAAAGAAGCTGAATCAGAATACATTTCAGATACTCTAGCAGCTCAATATATTGTAGATACTTATGAGCAATTTCAACATCTCAATTACAACACAGTAAGGAGATATTTTAGGGATTATAGAGATGGTAGAATCAAATAACCTTAAGAAGTTTGCTGAAACTGTACAGGACAGAGATCCTAGAAAGTCTAAAAAGAAAGTTAATCATCCCAAAGGCTTTGAGCCATCAGCTTCTTTTAATCAAGCTACAAGATCAGGAGAGATAGTATCTCAACCTCAGAAATCTAATGACATTGATTGGAAAGACCAATTAGAGAGCTATTTTGGTAAAGATGCTCATAAATACAAAGTTATAGAAAATCAAGCAGAGATAAGGTATTGGGATTCCAATATTGGTAATGGCAATATAGAGAGGCTTTATTACTTTAAAGCAAAGATTGTTTCTAGTGATGAATATATGCCAGATGAGGACTTTAAAAAGCTTTTAGCAAGTGCAGGTAGATTAAAAAAACAAGATAAAAAAAAGCCTGTAAAAGATACTAAAACTTTTGTTATTGCACTAGCAGACTTTCAAATAGGCAAAGAGGGTACTGAGGAAGCAATAGAGAGGTTTATAGACTATATTCCTAAGATTAAGGCACAGATTAAGCAGCTCCAGAAAGTAGAGCCACTTGAACAGGTTTTGTTTGCAGGATTAGGGGATCTAGTAGAATCATGCAGTAATCATTACAATATGCAAGAATTTTCCACAATAATGGATGAAAGATCTCAACAAAAAGTAGCTAGGAGAATGATTTATACAATAATTAAAGAGATTATGCCATTGTTTAGTAAGGGTGTAGTTTGTTTTATTGGTGGCAATCATGGAGAAAACAGAAAGAATGGCAGAGCTTATACAACTTTTGCAGATAATAAAGATGTAATGTTGGCAGAGGAGCTGCAAGAAATATTTAAAGAATCTCCTGCATATAGTAAAAGTTTAGATTTTATTATCCCAGATAATGAATTGCATTTAACAATAGAAGTATCAGATACAGTATTGCTCTTATTACATGGGCATCAGATGAGGGGAGCAGGTAATTCACAGGCTAAAGCAAGAAAATGGCTTTCTGATCAAGCATTCTCAAGAAGTGAAACTGCTGATGCAGATATAGTTTTACATGGGCATTACCATTATTTTTCTGCTTATGAAAGCTCTGATAGGTTAATACTACAAGCTCCAACATTAGATTCAGGCTCTGAATGGTTTGAAAATACTAAAGGGGATAAGTCTAGGGCAGGAATGCTTACTTTTGTAATTGGAGGAGAGGCTAAGTGGGACTATATTAAGGTTATAAGGTAAATAATGAAACTTGAAGTAGTAAGATTTAATAGCTCAGATGACTTTACCACAGGGCTATTATTTGATATAACAGATAATGTTAGATCCTTTCTCTGTTATACATTAGAGGATGAAGCTAGAACAGTAAAACAATGGGGAGAAACAAGAATCCCATCAGGTAAATATAAATTAAGTTTAAGAAGTGAGGGTGGCTTTCATACAAGATACCTATCTAAGTTTGGTGCAGAGTTCCATAAAGGAATGATTTATGTTAATGAAGTACCTAATTTTGAATATATTTTATGGCATATAGGTAATGATGATGATGATACAGCAGGTTGCTTACTTGTTGGAAAGACTTCACAAGATAACTTTATTGGCAATTCTACAACAGCTTATAAAGAGATCTATCCACCAATAAGAGATGCTATTCTATCTGGAGAGGAAGTTACAGTAAATTATATTGATTATGATGGCACAATAACTTCTAATAAAGCAACAGAGGATGTTCTTAATATATCTCAAGTTTCTAAAAATCAGGAGGATATAATGCACATATTATCTACAGAAATAAAACATCTAAAAGCTGAGATTAAAGCTCTTAGACAAGCAATCATACTTAAGGGAATGCAAGTTAAATAATTTAACTCATTCACAATCATGAATATAAAATGTCATTCCTGTATGGAAAAACTAGAATTAATTAATAATGCTTTTGTATGTATTAAAAAAAAATGTATTCAATTTAAAAAGATACAAACAAAAATAAAAGAGGAGGAGTAAGTTATGAATGATGAAATGAAAGATATGCTTGAGAGAGCTATTTGGACTTTTATTGAAGCTTTTATAGGAGCTTTAACTATATCCCCACTTGTAGGAGTAGATGCTAATGCTTTACAATTAGCTGCAATTTCAGGTGGTGGTGCAGCTTTGGCTGTAATAAAGACTTATGCAAAGAAAAAAGTAAGTTAGAATATTGATAAGGGATTCTAGCAATAGATTTCCTTTTAGTTACAAGTAGCAAAAATAAAAAAGAGGAGATTTGTATCTCCTCTTTTTTGTTGAACAGGTGGAGGTTGATTAGGGCTACAATGATCTCCACAAAGGGGTTGTGGTAGAAAATTCTCTACCTGTTCAATATAATTATAACAAAGCTCTGGAACAAAAATTAATTTATTTCCAATACTCATTAAAATATTCTATTCCACAATCAATACAGCAAACTTTTAAACTACTTAAATTAGGAAGCCCATCATCAGATCCACTAACTAATAGAAGTGGTGTTGAATAAAAATTATAGCAAAGATCATGCTCACAAATTAAATTAGTTTCATGTTCTATTTCTGTTACAAAAGTTGGTTTAGTGTATTTTTTTCTATTGGGTAATCTACCAAAAATTATTCTGTATTCTTTGTGGTTTTCAATCCAATTACCATAAACACCTATAGAAATATCTTTAGGATTATCTTTTGTAAGTTCTGCTAATTCCTTAATTATTCTATTTCTGCTCATAACTTATTTAATAAAAACTTTTTTTGTTAAGAGGCCAACTTTAAAAAATTATTTTACTTTATGCCTTTTTGTCTTAACTGTAGTTTATAGTGTTAAACACAAACAAACTTTTTCTGTAGCTTTCAAAAAGAGATAGTTGATTAGGATCTTAACAACAGAGGACTAGCTACACCTTATTAAACTAGGGTTAAAGCCTATTATTCCACATATATAAATGCTACTAAATTTAGGCATTCTGGTTTTTGGGAGGGAGTGGCACAGGGTTAGTTCCACCTACAACCAACACAACAACACTTACTCAATATTGCTCAAGCCTATTAAAGGGCTTGAGCTTATTAATCTTAATTTCTACTTTAAATGCTTGACAATGTGACAAATATTTGGGACAATTAAGTATAAAGATTAGGAGATACATAAATGAAAAAAATAAATAAAGTATATAGAGTATTTTATACTAAAAATGGTATAGCAAAAGTTAGTGGTAATTTTAACAATATTGAAGTTGCTGAATCTTATGCAGAAAATATTATAAAAAATGGTATAGCTCAATATAGTAAAATAATGGTAGAAGTATAAGTATTAGTTGATTAGGAGGTAAAAATGATGATTCAAGAATGGATCTATCTAGGGCTAGTTCTTTGTGGAGTAGTAGCTCTTATAATAACAATTCTATTTGCTTGGCTGTGGATAGAGGAAAAGCTGTTAAATAAAAAAACAGACTTTGAAACAAGACTTCACAGAGGAGAGATCCTTAGTAAAGGAAATATTTTCTAATGTATCCACTTAAAAGAAAAAATAAATTTAATTGGGCTTATAAGTTTCTTTATTGGAATGGAGAGGAGAATATTGTTCATCTTTATACAATAGAAACTAAAGAGGGTTTTCAAGTTGCAGAATCTGCAGCATGGGGAAATGCAACTTTTGATGGTTGCAACAATATGAAATATATTGGAAAAAATAAAATGGAGGTTGAAAATGGCACAAATGCCTAAGTTCTTAGAGGACTATACAACTGTTGATGAACTGATCAACAAAATGAATACAGAATATCCAGAATGCAGATTAATTGCAGAAATGATTGGATATGGAGATGATTGGGTAATATTCAAAAGCTCATTCTATGAAACAAAAGAGGACACAGAGCCAAAAGCTGTAGCCTATGCAAAGCAAACAAGCAAAGATCATAATTCTTGGTTTGAGATGGCTAATACTAAAGCTAATGGTAGATGCTTAAGAATTGTATTCTCTGAATCTACTTTAGCTGAGGAGATGATTGGAATTGCTCCTAGTAAAGATGCAGCTCCAGAGAAATCTAATTTAGATAAGAAAGTAGAAGCATTAGAAGCTGAGGGATTAGTCACTGATATTTCTCAAAAAGCACAAGCTGTAATGAATAGTATTAAGGATTTTGCTATGGATTGCACAGCTCAAGATCTGGATAAAGCAAGACTTTATACTGCTAGTGCTTTAACTGAGCTAGGAATAAGAAAAGAGGATGTATCTATTACTAACTTACAAGCAGTAAAAGATAAGATTCAAGATATTGCTAACTCTGAGAAATCAGCATAATGTTAGGTTTATTTGCTAGGAATAAGCATAGTTTTACTGAAATGCTTTTTTTAGAGAAAGATATATCAGAATTTAGAAAAATTAGATATATTTTAGAAGTAGAGGGCAGGATTTGTTCATTAGATCCAGAGTTCTCTACTTCTGGAAACTTAAGAAAAGCTGTGCATAGATTAAACAGAGATTACAATTCTAAAATCTATAAAGATGAATGTAATTGTAATTTTAAGGTTAAAGGTAAGCTAAATATGGATGGAACTCCTAGAAAGCATT